CCAAGCATTACCTTGGATCGTATTACCAGTAGTTACTGCTGTAGCCATTGTGGCTACTACATTACCCAATCGACCTACGTCACCAAAGCTGATTGGACTTGAGATAGCTGCTGTATTAGCTGTTGAGAATGTGATATTACCAGATGCTGTATCGACACTAACAACTTTGGTTGGTTCACCAAATGCTAGTGTAGTAAAGAACACGTTAGCAACCATACCTGCATAAATGCCTGACGTTACATTGGTTGAGAATTTAACTACTGTTCCAGCTGCGCCAAGACCGTAAAATCCTGTCACGCCGTCAACAACAACGTTGGCTGGTTTAGTAAATGTAGCCACTAGATTTCTTACTAGGTAGCCACTGCCTGCGGTGGTAAGCGTGACACTTGAAACGTTACCGTTACCTGGTTGACTGTTAACTGCTGGAATAACGTAAGCAATACTAGCTGTTGGTGTTGTACCACCAATTGGACTTGCTGCAAAACTAATTGTAGTACCAGCTGAATAGCTGTTACCACCATGTACTGCTAATGAAGCAACACCTTCACCACCACTACTGTTTGTTGAATCAATATAAATGCTATTAATAGGACGTCCCATTTGTTTTTCTCCTTAAGGTTGGCGTTCTAGGCCTACGCAGTGGGGCTGCATAAACTCTCTGTTAAGAGCGAACAGTAATATTTATCGTTTTATAGAAATACTGGTCAAACAAAAGCCCCTTTCGAGGCTTTTGAATATATCAACTACCAATAAATTAATATTATTGGAATGATAGGTTTGAAACACCGATGCTTTCTAAGTAGTCAGCTGCATTACCTAGAGAAGAAGCAGTATTTGTTAACTCTGCGTAACCATAACGTGTCATAAAGCCAACTACTGGTTCAAAAGTATTTGGATCTAAAACAACGCCAGATGACATTAGAGGTACGTATGGGCAATAGAACGCAGCTGCATCAGCTTCGCTAGAACCCTTGTAACCTACTAACACTGAAGTACCTGTACCTGCGTAAGCATTAACATAGATCTTCATTGCTGAGTTTAATGTACCAACGAACTTAGTGTTTGTTGGAGCTTCAAATGTACCTTCTGTGCTACGAGCAAAAGCTGAAGTAGTTGCAGATTGTAACACTGTTAGTGCTTCTGGAGATACAACAGCCCAGTTACCTGCACCGCGACGTGTACGTTGAGCGATCAAGTTTGCAGCGCGGTTAATTAAAACTGCTAGAGCTGCGTGCTCGTCACCTACGAATGTTGCTGTACCTGATACTGTAGCTTGGTTAAAGTTGTATGTGTTACCAGAAAGGCTAGCTAAAGAAGCTAAAATTTCTTGGTCGATTTCAACTGTAATTTCTTGAGCTAAAGCTGCCATGATTTCTGCTTCAACATCTAAACCGTGCATAGATTGTGCATCTTGCGCAGCTTCAAAAGTCCAACGTGCAGACAATTTACGTGTTTTAGCTTCAACAACTTGTTTCAAGATTTGAACGTTGATTCTGTTACCTGGTGTGCCTTCTAAAGTGCTTGTTGAAGCAGCTTTACCAGCTGTTGTACCAGAGTAAGCAGTTGCAATTTTGAATGGACTTAGAGCTTCATCACCACCTACTGTGCTGTCGCCTGAAGTTGCTGTAACAGCATCTGCATAACGTACACGTAGTGTGTGGATTTGTGCTACTGGGCCAGTCATTGGTTGAACGCCGACGATTTCGTTAGCGATAACTGTTGGCATTACTCGACGAATTACTGGAAGGATCACGCGATTTAATGTAGCTACGTTACCTACTGCTGTAGCGCCACTAGTTGCAGTTTCCATCAAGTGCTTCTTCGTATTTTCTAAGATTACAGCCATTGTGGTTCTTTTCGAACCTTGTAGACCTTCTAACAGGGCGTCTTTGGTCTCTGTCCAACGGCCTTCTAATAGTTGGGTTGTCATTTCTTATTTTCCTTTAATAAAATTACTACTATTTTAGCCCTGCTAAACGTCGAATTTCTACAACATTGTTGAGAGACTCTTCGTTATTTTTAGCAGATTTATCACCTGTCACTTCTACACGACTCTCAGCTAATACAGCTTTTTCAGCTTTGACAGCTGGAGTGTTGTTTAGAACTGCTGGTAGATACTTGTCATATGCAGTTTGTAGTCTTTCAGTCTGCACATTCTCGAGTAGGCTGTTCATTACTTCAGCTTTCTCTTTGTTTAATGTCTTAAGTAATCCATCAAGTTTTTCCTTGCGGTTAATACCTTCTGTGATTACGCGAACTTCACGGTTCTTAGATTCAACTAATGCTTCTTTTTCTGTAATTGCTTTTTGACTTTCAGCGATAATAGCATCTTTCTCTGCTAATACTGCTTGAAGTTTTGCGAATTCTTTGTTCTCACTAAGATGAGTTCCAGCGAATTCTGTAGCAAATGCTTCAAATAAGCGACGACCGAACATGTTCTCACGAGCAGTTTGGATGTCTTCTTTAAGTTGAGCTAATTCTGAGCCTAGATTGGTTGCCACTGCTTCCTTGACAAGTTTAGCACTGCGTTTAACAAAAGCACCTTGTAGTTCAGCTAATTTTTGTTTAGCTTCTGCAACAAGTTTAACTTTAGTTTCAACAACAGCTTGCTTGTCTTGGTCAAACTCTTTGATCTCTTCAGCTAAGGCATGGATAACAAATTTTTCTAGTTTAGCGATTGCTTCACTTTGAACTTTCTTATCTGTGCGTAGTTCTTTGATCTCTTCAGCTAATTTAGTAACCATAAAGTCATTAAATTTGCCTGCGCTTTCAACCATGTGACGTTTAAATTTCACGCGGTCTTCTGTAAGAGCTTGTTTCTCTTCTGCGAACTCTTTGAGTTCAGAGCTGAGACTTTCAGTGACCATTTTGTCTAGAGCTTCAACCATTACATTTTTGTCGTGCTCATAGCGGCCAGCGAATTCTTCACGCAATTCTGCGCGAATAGTTTCACGTGCTTCATTTAACTTTGATTCCCAAGCTTCGGTTAAACTTGCTTGAGTTTCTTCGTTAATGATGCCACTATCTAACAATGGTTTGATAGCATCTAACATTACGATCTCCTATTTAATTTTCAAATCTTTGATAAGGCCTTTTACAGCTTCTCTTAGATATTTTTGTACCTTTTGATCTGCGCTGGCTTCCTTTGCCAATTCGAATACCTTACTGCCACCCTTCATATTCATCAGTCCTTCGTAAATCGCTGTTGGATATGCGTTAGGTGCGCTTGGTTGCGCAACTACATCTACTGTGACTATTTCAAAGTCACTTACTCGGCCATCACCATCGCTCACGTTACCGCTACCACGAGATGAAACACCTAATTTTACTCCTGACTCCAGCATCGTTGTTACCAACAATCCCATTGGAGTAGGAAGAATCTTTAATTTACCAAAACCATTAGGACCATCCATCCACATATCTGTAATCATATGTGAAACACGATCTAAATTAATTTTCAAATCATCAGGGTGATCAACTTCGCCTAAGACGCTGTAGCCACCCTTGATCTGTTCATTTAGTGTGCCAACGGCTTTTTCAATCTCATTTACAGGATACACACGTTCATTGTGGTTTTTAACGCCACCTTGGATGAATATACCTTTCATGTAAAGATTCTTACCTTTGCCGTCAGCCGTAGCTTCAGTAAGGACTTCCATCCTTGCCGCGTCAAAAGTTAAGTTCTCTTTAAGATAAAATGCCATTATAGTTTCCTAATTATCTTGCTTTAAGTGGGCTAGTTTTATTAACAGCAACACTACCATCATTACCAGCTAGTTTGCCTTCAGAACCTGTACTAGCTTCTTTAGTTTTAAATGCTGTTTTACCTGCATTTGCACCTGGTTTGTTTTGTGGGTTAGCTACTAGTGTACCTTTTGGTTTTTCACCAGCTTGTGGACGATTACCGTCTTGGTTAGCATTGCCGCCTTTAGCAAAAGCTGCTGTGCCGCCCATGTCATTCTTACCAGCTACGATTGATTTAGTATTTTTGCCACCTGATTGTGGAGTTTTAGCACCTGAAGCTGCCATTTTGCCGCTTTCAGATCCTTGGCCAGTATCAGCTACTTTCTCAACGTATTCACGAACGATAGATTCGTCAACATCTTTGTCTTCTTTGTCTTCTTCGTCGTCTTTGTCTTCTTCTTTGTCTTCAGCTTCGTAGAATTCTTCGTTGCCCATTTCTTCTTCGCCGCCCATTTCTTCTGAACCTTCGTCACCGTGGATACCTGGCATTTCGTGTTCTTCGTGTTCTTCACCAGCCATTAATGCATCAAATTCAGCTTTAAGTTCGTCAAGAGCTGATTCTAAGTCGTCAACACGTGCTTCAACGCCTTCTTCACCGTGTTCTTCACCTGGCATTTCTTCAGCATCAAACGCACCAACTTCTTCGTCAGAACCTTCTTCGCCTTCTTCTTCCTCTTCACTGATACCTTCTTCGTCCATTTGAACGTCTTGCACCATATCTTCAACTTGGTTACCACCAACTTCGTCTAGGTCTTCTTCAGCTACTAGGTTTTCGTAAATATCACGTGATTTTTCCACAACGATTTCGTGGAACAATTCGCGAGCTTTGTCTGTCTCATCGTTGATGATGAATTCGACTAATTGTTCGTATTTGTTGTTCATTATGAACTCCTTAAAAATTAATATTAAATCCGGACTAATACTTGAATAGAACTGTATTATGTTTATATATTTACATAATAAATTGGAAAGGGGGGTTAAATGCTATGTTTTTGAATCGTTTTGACAGATAACTACATCATCGGTGCTTCTGCTGCAGGGGCTTTGTATTGGTCTTGCACTGTTTCTAATTTTTTCTCGTGTTCTAACTTACGCACATCATTCATGATACGTAGTCGATTCAGCTGTTTTAGTGTGAGCTTGGTCTTGCGTAGGTCGCTGAGTTTGAGAGTGGTATTATCGTCCTTTTCAGTGCGATAGCCATCAGTTTCTTGTTCAAATACTTCTAGTAGGTTCATATGATTATTTACCAAATATTACAAACCTAGACTACCGCCTGGCGCGGCTGCTGGATTACCTACTGTGTCTGGTTGTCCTGGGCCTGGCTGCCCACCAAGGTCTGCTCCTGGCATGCCTGGTGCTGGTGCTAGATTATCCATGTCTTGCTGTATGCCCGCTGTGCTGACACCCACTGCTCGTAGGCCAGCTTCTGGAGCTTCTGTGTCCTGTACCTTGCCGTTTTCTTCTGCCCATAGTTCATCATTGCGTGTCATTTCTTCTTCGCTGAGATCTAGATAACGTTCAAGCAAGAAACGTTTTGAAAGATAAGGAACTGGTTCTAACTGCACGAATGTATTGATACGCACTTGATCGACTTCTGCTTGGCGGTATTTGGCAAAGTTCTGTGGCTCATTGAAACGTAGTTCAAATAGAGCATTGTCGATATTGATGCCTCTCCAGCGCATGAACATCTTAAATTCCATGTCTAGTTTTTCTGCGATTAAAGTCTGTAGGCGCATACAGTATTGGTTAAAGCGCCACTCTTGGATCAACGCCGTTGTAGTCTTACCATCGCTGTAAGTTCTTTCGCTGTCATCATTACCTGTGGGCAAGTAGCTCGACGGAATACGTAGACCACGGAACATCTTATTAGTAAAGTAACGCAGGTCAGTGATCTCACCAAGGTTTTGACCGCCTGGGAATACTTCAACACTGGATCCACGTCCTTCTGCTGTCACAGGGAAGAAGTAGTCTTCGTTGGTTGATAATGGATTATATGTAGCATCCATCATGTTTTGACCACCACCAGATTGTGTAGGAATACGTCGTTGATGGATTTCGTTTTTGATACGGTCAACATAGGCCATGGCCAAGTGTGTGGGCATGTTACCTACGTCAATCTTAAAGATCCTGCGTTCCGGAGCACGTTGTATACGATAGATTAAGATAGCATCTTCGAGTAGTTCTTTTTGTTTGAATATCTTGAAGATACTT